AATGCAGTTGGGTCATCTGTAGTAAAACCTGCACTAGTTAAGTATGTCTTTACATCTGTCAATGCTACTTGTTTCATTGTACCATTGTCATTTGTAACAACTCTGTCTGCATCTACTAATGTTGTAGAAGAGGCAGCAGTACCACCATCCATGATGTTTAATTCTGCTGCAGTGGATGTGACATTTGTACCACCTATATCAAGTGTAGTTACAGATATCTCTCCTGCAACTGTTGCTATACCATCTGCTAATGTTATTAAGTCTGTATCATCTGTATGACCTATTGTAGTGCCATTGATTATAACATTATCAACTGTTAATGTTGTTAGTGTACCAACTGATGTTATGTTTGATTGAGCAGAACCTGTAACTGTAGCAGCAGTACCACTTACGTTACCTGTCACGTTACCTGTGACATTACCTTCAATGTTAGCAACAAGTGTACCTGTTGTCATATTAAGGTTGCCTGTGCTACTTGCGTTATCTGTAGTTGTACCTAAAGCAAATTTATCCTCAGATTCATCCCATATAAATAAAGCATCGTTACCTGTAGAACCTCTTTGTATTATTATACCTGAATCATTTGAGTTAGAACTTGCACCACTGTTTAGTTCTAGTAAAGTATCTTTGATTGTCGTATTAGTTGTATCTACAGTTGTTGTAGCACCATTTACAGTTAAATCACCTGTAACTGTAAGATTATCATTAATAGTAGTTTCAGATGTACCATGTCCTATAGATATGGCAGTTCCTGATATACCTGTGCCTATTGATACAGACTCACTACTATTTGCAGTATCTATAACTAAATAGTTGTCTGAACCTTGTTTGATTGTAAAAGCAGTTGCAGAGTTATCTGATACTGCTACGTTAATATCTGTTCCGTCTGCACTGATAGAGTCAAGTGCAATGTCACCTACGTTAGTGATAGCATTGTCATTAAAAGATGTAGCACCTAAAGATATAGTGCCTGTTGCAGTTAAGTTACTAGAACCTACATCTATGTTGCCAAAACCACTTGAGATAGCACCACTATCAAGTGTACCCACTGTTGTTACATTTGATAATGTGTCTAGTGCAGATTCAAAGTAAGTCTCAAAATCAGTTAGTGCAACTTGCTTCATTGTACCTGCATCGTTAACTACAACTCTGTCTGCGTCTGCGAGTGTAGTTGATGACGCTGAAGTGTCACCATCCATGATGTTTAGCTCTGTTGCTGTTGCATCTACTGCAGCTAGTTTTGTAAAGTCAGCTTGTACTAAGCCTGATACACCATCTAGTAAATTTAGTTCTGTTGCAGTAGCAGTTACGTTAGTGCCACCAATATCTAATGTAGTTACGGATATTTCACCTGCTACTGTTACTATGCCATTTGCTACAGTTATAAGGTCTGTATCGTCTGTGTGACCAATAGTGCTACCATTTATAACAACGTCATCTATATCTAATGAACCACCTGTTATTAATCCTGTGGTTGTTATTGTAGATGAACCTGTATCAATACTACCAAAACCACTTGTAATAGAACCACTATTTAATGCACCCACTGTTGTAGCAGCAGTAGTTACAAGATTAGGCATTGCAGTTATTTCATCGTCAAAGTAAGCAGCTAAGTCTGTTACTGCCACCTGCACCATAGTTCCGTTGTCGTTTAGTACAACTCTATCTGCATCTGCCACAGTTGTTGATGTAGCACTTGTGTCACCATCTAATATATTTACTTCTGCTGTGGTTACAGTAAGACCATCAAGAACTTCTAATTCTGTTTCAGATATACCTGCACTACCTATTGTAATTGTGCCTGATATATCTACATTACCATTTATATCTATCGTTGTCGCAGCTAATTGTATTTCTGTGTCTGCTACTAAATCTAATTGTCCATCCGTACTTGAATTGATGTATATAGCTGTGTCTCTGAATTGTAACTTCTCTGTAGAAGCAACAAGTATGTCATCACTAAATTCAAAATAATCCTCGTCTTCCATCCATTTGAGAACACCATCAGATGTCTCACCATCAAATGTTATTGTTATATCTGTTCCTGCAGTGCCATCACCTATTGTGATTGCAGTTCCAAGTAACTTAGTAATAGGACCACCCTCTGCAGTTGTACCATCGTGAGTGTGTCCTGTACTCGCTGCGAAGGCTGCTAATAACTGATTAAACTCATCATTGGTATGAGCAGCAGTTATTGTATCTCCATCACTATAAGATGATTGTCTAGTGTATGTAGCTCCCATTTATCTTCTTGCTCCTACTTGATATTCTAACTGAAATCCTTTTAGTGAATATGGTGCAGTAGAACCACCATCATTAACTCTAAGTGCGACTGCAAAGCCTGACCCTTCTACGGATTGTCTTACTAATGGTTGTGATGCACCACCATATGTTCCAAAACTTGCAGAACTACTACCATATGTTGTAGTTCCATATATCGCAGCTATGTCACTTGAATCTAACTCGTAAGCTGCAGGTCTTGCAGAATCTTTTGCCTCATAGTCATATCTTAAAAATAAGTCTGCATCTATTGTTGACTCAGGTGCAAAGTTTACAATAACACGTTGCATATGTTTACGTATACCTGCATCACCAAAAGTCATATCGGGACCTCTATATTTACCTAATATAGCAGTTCCATCAAAGTCACTTCCTGATTCCTGTCTGTATATGTATCCACCACTATATGCACCATGTAAAACTATAACATCTCCTGCAGATACAAATGTATCTGTTGAGGCAGGTTTTATACCTCTTAACTCTGCAAACTCAAAAGTCTGTCCTTTTAGTACACAGATAACACCTTTAGTAGCATTTTCACCTGTGCCATCTTTTGTAAAAAATATTCTATACTGTGTCTTGTCAGGTATAACTATTGAATCAAACTCTGACGCACTAGATAAGTTTTCATCAAATAAACTCTGCACATTAGAACTTATAGTTCCTAATTCAACGTCACCAATTCTTGCAGTACCTGCGATTGTACGTAATCCATCAGGTCCTAAAAATATAAGGTCACCTGCAAATTCTTGGATTGTATCTCCGTTGATACATCCTATGTCTCTTGTTACTGCAGTTATTGCAAAGTTACTAGTTGACGTTCCTGATAACTTAAATATTCTATTTTGACAAAATACAAATAAGTCTTCACGGAAAACTTTAAGTCCTGTTATTTCGTCATCAACCTTTATGCTTCCTGCACCACTGCCTGTAGCAAAATCATCTTCATCAAAAGGTACACTAAATACTAACTCTTGTTTAGCACTTGACATACCTGCATAGAACATATGTTCCTTAAATGCCACAACAAACTTAGCACCTGTTACTGCAGTGCTCACTTCTCCACCACCACCTGAAGATACATCTGTTGCACTAAATGATGTATTAAAAACTGTTGGTGCGTTTGCTCCGTCTACTACGATTAACTTATCATTACCATCAAAGTTAAATCTTTCAAAGTTATATTTACCTGCACTCGTTCTGCCACTATCTATTGTTGTCCAAGAAGAACCACCCGGAGTGGCTTGAAATATGTTTGTTCCTCTTGCTGCTACAACTTTACTTGCAAACGTAGCCACCATTAACACTTTCTCTGAAGCAGAAGATGTCTGAGGAACTACTGCAGATACATACTTACTAAATCCATTTATTCTTCTGTAGCCACCTGCTATGTCAGGCTCAAAGTTTTGTAGTTCTAATGCTTCACCCGGTTTCATCATGAAGGTAGAACGATTAAGAACTAACCCACCTTCACAGTTAAATGCTACAGGTTGTACTTGTGAAGAGTCAGGCATTTAATTCACCCTAATACTTAAATCTGCTGTGCTTGTGTATCCTATTTTAGGTATAAATGTTGATCTTACATATTCAAATCTATTAACTAGTAATGTCTGCATATTTTTTATACCTTGCTCAAATCTTTGAAAATTTAACTGATATTGATTTGTTTCACCTCTGTACTGATAAACAAAAGCAGTTGCTCCATCTACTATTACAGCGGCAAATCTATCAGGTATTGTTGTCGTGTCACTGTGAGCAGACATATCCGTTGGAAAAGAAAAGAAATCATATTTTAAACTAAAACCTTTTGTTGGAAAGGGATATAATAAAAAATTGTTGTCAGGTGTTCTTGCTACATATTGTGGAACACCACCTGATTCAAACTGTGCAACTTGTGTGTCATCACTATGAGCTGCCGCTGTGGTATCATTAGCACCTCTTGTAGCACCTGTAAATGTAGTAGAGGATGTGCCTGTATAAGTTATCTGTTCATTACCTATGAATATAGTTCCTGTAGAATCAAATCCTGTTGTGCTATTAACTGTAATAGTAGTTGCAGAATCTGTTAATGAACCATCTAAATTAGTAGTTGTTATTTCATCTTCTTGCGTAATATAACTGTTTACGTAATCATTATAATTTATTACAAATAATCTACCACCACTTGAGCCTAAGTCTGAATCCTTAACTAATCTAAATGTGTTATAGTCTACTGTCTTTGCAGTAGTAGGTATTGAATATCTAACTGTTCCTGCAACTAATGTTTCTGTTTTTGTTGAATGATTAAAAGGATACTGAAATTCTTTTTGATTAATATATCTAATAGATTCATTGACTGCATTTTGTGCTTGAACCTGTATTCCTCTAGCATTAGAAAAGTTACTTGAAGTTAATTGTACTTCATTTAGTCTTGCTAAAACTTTATTAGTATATGTTAAGTAACTTTCTGCCATGTATAATTCCTAAAAGTGTAGAGGAGCAAGTTGCCCTGCTCCCCTAAAAAAGTTTAAGCTAATTGGTCTCTATCGACCTCATCAGGCTTATCATCTAAGCCATGACCTGCTAAATCAATAACAGTGGCATAGACTCTGAGTCTTCCTGTAGCTGGAGCAGCACCTGCAATCTTACAGTCAATAGTGTCTGTAGTAGTTACAAACTGAGTGTAAGTTGAAGCTGCACT